AGGCTATAGTTGTAGGTGATAAGGGACTTAAGAAGTACGGACCTGGTCTAGTTAAGATCTCAGTCAATCCAGAAGTCAAGATTGAGAGAGACCAGAAGGAGTTCAACGATTCTGTCGATCGCATCATCAACAACTACTCTATGCTCTGGAGCAAGAACAAGACTCCTCAGGGATATGACACTCCGTTGATCAAAGCCGCTTATGACAAGTGGAAGAAGGAGAATGACTAGTGAGAAACTTTGACGTTTGGCTAAAGTATCGTGACAATCAGGGCAATCCACTTCATGGATGTGTTCAGTTCAATGTGAAGGATGGAAACACTCCAGCTCCTATCTTTGACTCTGACGGAGTAGCTCTAAGCAATCCGATTCTTACCGATGAGTATGGAAGAACTGAGCATCAGGTATTCGTTGACACTGATGTCGTAGCTTACTTCTACAAGTATGTCGGTACTGGAACATACACTACTGAGACTGACATTGATGTCTCAGATGTGAGCAAGTGGTCTCTTCAGTACACAGCTGAGAGCATTGATGATGTGACTCTTCACGTCACTGGTGACTCTGCGATGTGCGTGAACTCTATCGCAGAGCTCAGAGCTCTAGATCCAGATACTGTTCCCACAATCGGAGATACTAAGACAGTTACTCTTCTCGGCTACAACACATCTGGCGACAAGAGTCCAATCAACTACTACTGGAATCCGACAAGCCAGTCTGGAGACAACTCTGGATCGATCATCAAATCTGATGATGATCTTACTGGTAGATGGATCATGGTTCAGCCTACTGAAGTCTGTGACTGTAGACACTTCGGAATCTTCCCTAGCAACTCACAGAACAACACACCAGACAGCAGCTCTCAGATAGGTGTATGGATCTCTTACTGCAACAGATCAAGAGTTCGTCCATACTTCTCTGGATATGGTGACTACAAGTACTACAAGTACTCTAACGTGACTCTAGGGGCTGACACGATAGAAGTTGCTCCTGGAGTGATCTTCAACGACATCGGAAGCAACACTATAACAGCCGAGTGGGTTGGTGATCCGACATTCAGAAATCATCTGACCAATCTAGTATGCAAGAAGCCGAAGACTTCTTGGGGAGCTCAGACTCTTACTGGATACGAAGTCGTCACTATCGACAACGAAGCTACGACATTCACTCTGAGCTACACTGGAGCAGAAGTTCACATCAACACGACTATCAACACTCTCGTATTCATGTTCGAGAACTGCAAGGTATTCATCAACAAGAGCTTCAACACAGCATCACACTTCAACAACTGCCAGATCTTCTCTCAGAAGATGATCAGCGCTGGATGCTACTTCTACGGATGTGAGCTTGACGAGAACATGTTCTATGGATCTCCTCTAATTCACGTGGATCCAACTTGCACAGCTCCACTTGAGCAGTTCAAGAACAAGCAGCTGATGTGGAAGAGAATATGTGATCAGCAGTCTAAGATCAACTACGACTGGATGAACATGCTCACGACAGAAGCTCCATGGGATGTAGCTGTCAACTCTGACAGATGGCTCGTGAACTGGAAGGGAATCAGCGCTTCTAGCACTATCGTCGAGGATCCAGATCATCCTCACACGTACTGGTTCGAGAACTGTGCTGGATCTATCGTCCTTCAGGGCAAGCAAGCTAACACTTACGTCTTCAAGAACTGCGAAATGACAGTTACATTCGCTGATGGCTACAACGGAGCATCAGTCGTAAGATTCCAGGATTCTACTATCAACTTCACTAGAGCTGGAACTATTCTCAGTGTTCTGAACTGTCAGGACTCTAACATCATGGGACCTGGCTCATTCGATGTCCTGAACGCATATCTCTATAGATCTGCAATCGGAGCTAACATCAGATGTGGCTACTGCGATGTCAAGGACTGCAACATAAACTCTACGATCAATGTCTATGGAATCGACAAAGCTGATCCGATTCTAGTGGACAATGGAGAGGGAACTACTTGGACGGTCTACAGAGTCATAGCTGGAAACTTCGTTGGAAACTTCGTCGGTGGAAACATCGAGATCGGAACTATTGACTTCCAAGATCCGCACTTCACGAGTACTGACTTGGTTAGAGGACTGATCATCAAGGACAACATAGGACTCTCAGTTGATCCGATCACAGTTCATGTATCGTTCTCTAGCGCATACGACAACTACAACATCTACACCTATCAGGGCAACAAGGGAACGATGAACTTCTCTTGGACTGGAACGATGAACTTGAAGATAGGTAAGAGTCACACGGAGCCAGGTCTATACCAGACTTCTGACACTGGTCTGGTTCTGTACGCTATGGCTAAGCCACTCGGATCTTATGCTATTCAGATGAAGTTCTTCACTATCGGAACGAAGAACGTCAACGTCAAGGGAAAGGTATACCTCACTCAGCCTGGATCTGGTGGAGGAGCTGTCGGTGGTCTCAACTTCAGACTGAATGATCAGGGCACTCTAGTCAGAATGCCGATGAGCAAGACATACGGAGTACCATTCATGTGGGACATCAGAAACTTCATCATCGCAGCTGGAGGATTCCTAGTACTCGAAGATGGAGATCCAGTAAGCTTCTGTATCGAGCAGGAATAAATAAATCAGGAGATACTGATGGAAAAAGAAATTGACATGAACAAGATCATAGAGGACTGCAACAAGTTCCTCTCAAAGAGTGATGCGAGATTCAACATTCCTGTGAATCGTGCTGTCAACGACATGGAGAGATACTCTGGTGACTTCTGGGACAAAGAGTTCAAGAAGAAGTATCGCAGAAACAGAAATAGAGTATGTCTGTCTCTGAACAACTGGAACGTGCTGTGCAACGCTATCGCATCTCCAGTCTCTAACTCTCCGTGGCATACAGAGCTCGTAGACAAGACTGGAATGAATGCTCAAGTTCAGGAGATGATTGATCAGATCGAGTCTGACAATGACTCTAAGTCTGCAGTGATAGATGCTTTCAGAAAGGCAGTTCTAACTGGATATGGCTACGTCGTAGTCACTACAGTTGAAGATGACATCACTGGAGAGCCGAAGATCGTTCTAGAGTCTGCAAGCCACATCAATGCAGTGGCTATGGATCCTGGAATCTCTACGACTGATGGATCTGACGCTGAAGAAGCTGCTATCGTCAACTACATGCCAGTAAAGAAGGCTAGACGACTCTATGGAGATGATGTAGTTCCGTATGACTATCCGAGATTCCAGCCTGCAATCAATCTCACGATGTACAAACAGTGGGATGTGCCTGAAGATCAGGTCGGAGTCGTGAGCTACTATGTCAAGCAGGACAATGGTCTCGTTCACTTCTACAAGATCGTCGGTGACAAGGTAGTTCAGGACATGGAGCTTCCTATCAAGATCATTCCAATCATCAGATTCGCAGGCAACGAGATCTATCGTGAGGGAAACATAGACTACAACGGAATCATCCAGCAGACTATGTCTCTTGAGCTGGGAATGAACATCGCATACTCCACTCTAGTCGAGAGAGTGGGTCGTTCACCGAAGGGATCTTACTTGATCAATGTCGATGCAATCGATGGACTTGAAGAGTCATACGCTAAGATCGGTCAGGATGACCAAGCAGCTGTTCTATGGAAGGGAGAGCATCAGCCAGTACCTATCGTAGAGACGTTCCAGACTGGAGATCTACAGGCAACTATCCAGACATGCAGAACCCTCATCGAAGACACGATGGGCATTCCCTTGACTGGACTTGACAGCACTGGAAAGATGCCAGAGAGAACAGCTACTGAGATCCTCAGACAGCAGATCTCTAAAGAGTCCAACACTGCTAACTACTACAACAACGCTTTCAGAGCTTGCAGATCTATCGCTAAGATCCTCATTCAGTTCGTATCTGGTCAGGATCTGAAGTTCACGCTAGAGAACGGTCCGTCTGTCATCACTCGTGACATGAAGATCAGACAGGAGCTAACAGCTCTCAGCACTATCATGCCTGACAACATGAAGCCACTCATCGCTAAGTGGTTCGCTGACACTCTGAAGGATGATCTAGGAGAAGATCTGTCTAGAAACATCGTCGCTAACCTTCCGCCTGACATCAAGTTCGTCAGCGCAGAACAGGATCCATCCGCAGTTCACGCTCTCAAGTCTATGCAGTTCACTCTTGATGAAGCTCTCAACGAGCTTGATCTACAGAAGAGGAGCAATGATGAGCTTCGTCAACAGCTCAACGCTGCTCAGCTATCACTCATCGACGGCAGAGAGAAGAGAATCACTGACTGGAACAAGTTCGTCATCTCTGAACAGGACAAGGTCGCACTCGAGACTGCTAAGCTTCAGTCACAGAACCAGAACGCTGAAGTCAATGCAATCATCGACCAAGAGAAGGTTGAGATCGACGCTGCAGAGAAGCAGATCAACTCTACCAAGGGCCAGAACGATGCATACGTCCAGGGCATGGTAGATGCAATCGAAAGGAGTTGATGATGAAGTTCAATGTCATGAACGGCAATTCTTCACTTGCGGGAAATGCACTTCTCGGAGGTGACAGAAGAGCTGCAGAGCGTCAAACTCAGCAAGAGCACGACGCTCTTCTTGACATCACTACTCTTCCTCGTTACAGAGAAGTAGTGATGATGCCTCCAGGTCCTCAGAAGTCTCTAGCAGTAGCTGCTCTTCAAGCCGAAGCTGAGATGAGAGAAGCTGAGTACCCGAAGTACTGGAATGACCAGACTCCGAGAAGACCACTCTATCAGTCCTCTTCTTGGATAGGTGATGTTCAAGAGGATCCAGCATCCAACATACTCTCAGTGAGACTTGGAGACAAGATATACACATATCCTGCACCTCCAGAGCAAGCTGCTGAGTTCGTCAATTCCCCTAACATGGGACAGTACTTCAACAACATTTTGAAGAGAAGTTGAAAAATGAGCTCATGAGAGCCATATATTTTCAAACAGAGATACAACGGTAACGTTCACCGAAAGAACGGTTTAGAGGAAACTCACCTATGTCAATGAGTACAGAAGAGGCATTCAAATACCTCGAAGAAAAGAAGTCCGCAGAAGTCAAAGAACCATCAACTGAGACTCCAGCTAAAGAAGAAGTTACGCCAGCTTCGACTGATGAGACAAAAACTCCTGAAGTAAAGGATGAACATGGCGGTCCAGATCCTGAAACGAAGACTGACACTGACAAGGGAAGTGATGAGCCCAAGAAAGAGCCAGAACCTGAGAAGAAGGAGCCTGAGAAAGAAGAGCCAACACCTGCAAAAGAACCTGAGAAGTTCGATCCAGTGAAGGAACTGTCAAAGACAAGTTATGCCTTCATCAGAGAGAAGAACAAGAGAAAGGAACAGAAGCAGAGATACGAGGCTCAAATCAAAGAGCTACAAGATGAGCTTGCTAAGTACAAAGATCTGAAGCCTGAACACTTCAAGAAGAATGACGGAACAGAAGATCCACAAGCCTACATAGACTGGAGACTCAAGCAGAAGGACATGGAGACAAAGATCCAAGACCTTCAGGCAAGAGACGCTCAAGAACAGCAACAGTACAACATCGAAGAAGACCGTAGAAGAGTCATGAACTGCTTCCCAGACGACAAGGAAAGGGAAGAGTACAACGCACTCATTCAGAAGAACGGCAACGCTTTCTATGAAGCTGTAGCAGAAGTCGACAAGGAACAAGTGGTATTCAACTATCTCTCTTCTCTGCCAGAGTATCCGGTAGTCTTGAGAGAGCTTATGACTGACTCTCATCTCCTTGGAAGGGTATTCAGAAGCACTGATCCTGAGGTACTGAAGAAGAACATCATGATCGAAGCTGACAAGATTCTCGAAAAGAGACACGAAGCTCCGAAAGCTCAGGCTGCACAGCCAAATGTTCAAACTCAAACACAGACCACTGCTGAACCAGTGAAGGAAGAGAAGAAGATTCCTATCATCGGTAAGCAGATCACAGGAAGCTCGGCTCCAAAACCAGAAGAGGGATTCAACGGAAGATCGAGCTGGAACTCTTGGCTTCTGAAACATCCAAGAGCTAGATAACAGGAGAAATCTACAATGGCAAATACTTTTATTACCAACAAGAAGACTACGGTCCTCGCACTTCGTGCTGCTGAAGCAGCTCCATACCTGACTGTCGGTGCTAAGGCATACTTCGGCAATCAGCTCGCTGGAAAGAGAGAAGGCGAGACTCGTGAGTTCGTGATCCGTGACGCTGGAAAGTTCGTCAAGGGCAAGAATATCACTGGTCAGGACTCTAACCTGGTCGAGAGAAAGATCACCAAGACGATCGAGATCGGCAACGTGATGATCCAGACGGATCTCGTTGAGCGTGAGACCGATGTTGACTGGGATGTTGAAGTCGCTCAGCCGCAGGCACAGGCTCTCGTTGAGGGTATGGTTCAGGACGTGATCAAGGGCGACATTGGTCAGGTCAACACGGCATTCGTGGGCAAGGGCTGGCTTCCGCTCAACAAGGCATCTCGCTTCCTCGGCTCCATCAGCTCTGAGAAGAAGTACGCATTCATCGATCCGATGATCGACTCTATCATGAGCTCTAACGGCAAGAGCTTCACTCCTGCTGAGTCTGAGCCGCTCTATCGCACGGGCATGCTCGGCAACTTCGCTGGCGCTGAGTATCGTGAGCAGCAGTTCCTTCCGGACATCGAGATCTCTGAAGACCTCGCTAACGAACTTGCAAGCGCAACTGTCTCTGGCATCGACGTGACGAACGCAGGCTATGACGTGCTCAAGCTCACTGGCGTCTCTGAGACGATTCCAGCTGGCACTCCGATCTTCATCGAAGGCGTCTACGCAACGAACCTCATCGGTAACAAGACCAGCTCTCTCAAGGCTTTCGTGGCTCTTGAAGATGCAACTTCCGGCTCCGTCAAGGTCGCTAAGACTGACTTCGCAGGTCAGGGCACTAAGGAAGCTTGCAAGAAGGACGGCTCTGCATTCCATCCGTATGACGACATCAACGGCAAGACGGTCAAGGTAGCTAACGCTATCGAAGCTGGTCACTACTTCCTCGGTCTCTTCAGAATCAACGGTGCATTCGAAATGGAATCTCTCGACAAGCTCGACTGGTCCAACGCTGATGTAACCTCTGACTCTGTCGAGGGAATCAAGGTTCACGTAGCTCGCTCTGTGAACGTCGAAGCTGGCACCAACAAGACTCGCTTCGCTGTCCCGTACATCGCAGGCGTGGTCGAGAAGAGAGGCGCTTCGCTCGTCCTCATCAAGGACACTGATGTCAATCTGGTTACTCTGTAACCTAGACTAAAGATACTCTGTATCTCTCCAACAAGAGCTCGGTCTTCGGATCGGGCTCTTTCTTTGTGTATAAATAGAATAGAGAGATACGCTATGAGTTACATACTTCCAAGATGGATTGATCCGCACAGAAGAAGGATTCTGAACATCAGCTACACAGATCCTCGTTTCTGCAAGTATTATGATCTGGATCAGAATGACTTCACACTTCTAGTGATGAAGATGCAGAGCAACATTCCATTGACTGAGCCAGAGAACGACAGACTCGGAGTTCACATGTACACGATGATTCTGAATGTGCTAGAGACTCCGAAGTTCAAGCAGAAGCCTCAGAAAGAGAAAGAAGAGCTGTTCGAGTATGCTGCTGGTGAGCTTAGCTGTGCACTCTTCAAGTTCGATCCAACTCTCGGAAAGAAGATCTACTCATACGCATTCACAGTATGTCTCAATGCATTCAACATGAAGTATAGAGTCGAACAGAGACTCAAGAGGAAAGAGAAGAAGATACAGAAGCACTTAGATGAGTGCTTCTCTGACTATATGGGAGAGATATCAGATGGAAAAGTCACAACACAAGAATTTGACTAGCGGAATGGAAACTGAGCATAGAGCGCTGTTCGTTCCAGCAGATGTTGGTGCATGCGGACACTATCGCATTCTTCAACAAGCTGAGATGTTGATGATGGCTAGAAAGGATGTGAACATCGTTCCTCCTGGTCACTATCACGGAATTGGACAGACTGTAACGTTAACTCAGAGAATATGCTCTAAGAAGACTCTAGAAGCAGTCAAGAAGTTCAAAGAGATCACTGGATCAAAGATCATCATAGACTTTGATGATCTGATCTGGACACAGAACGGTGACTCACTTCCAGAGTACAACTGGTGCAGAGATCACATCGACGCTAACGGCAATAGAGAAGCTATGGAGTCTATGCTCAGTGAAGTAGCTGACAAGGTCACAGTCTCTACTGATGGACTGAAGAAGTCTATCTCAGAGTTCTATCCAGCTGACAAGATCTTCGTGATGCCGAACATGCTAACCTACAGAGAGTGGGGATTCGAGAGACGCAACTTCTATCCTCGTCAGAGATCATTCTACTTCGCTGGATCAGAGACTCACTTCAACAACGAGAAGAAGATGTATGGTGACTTCAGTCAGAACCTTGCTCAGTTCTTGAAGAGCCACACAGTCATCACGAAGCATGTCGTTCCGTTCTTCATCAACTCTGCAAGATCTTGCAGATCATGTCCTCTCAACAGATATGCTCGTGAGTTCTTCAATGAGAGCATAGACGCTAAGTTCATTCTAGCACCTCTAGCTGACAACACGTTCAACAAGTGCAAGTCTAACTTGAAGTACCTTGAGTCATGCGCAGTAGGAAGAGTATGTCTATGCTCTTCGTTTGAGGGTGGACCATACGAGTCTGTAGCTCACGAGTACCAGAAGATTCCAGTCGATGCTACAGTTCAGTACATTGACTATATCGTCAACAGAGCTGAAGCTCACTACGAAGAGATCCTAGAGCATCAGTACAAGGTTCTTCAGAGCTACTGGCTAGACAACTCGATCAAGAGATACGGAGATCTCCTCGAACTTTAGCTTTGTCATATATTTTGACTTAACAAGCCACCGTGCAACATGCACAGCTAAAGTTAGGAGTTAACTGATGGTAACAGAACAAGAAGAGATCCTTTGGGGCTATCTCCTAGATCCGTGCTTTGAGCTATCCAACACGGCAGGAAAGCCACTCACAAATGGATGGATTGAAGTCTACATTCACGGCACTAGAAACAAGTACTACTGTGCTTCTGACTTCGATGGCACACTTCATCCTTTCAAGATTCCACTAGATTCACTCGGCTCGAACATCGTTCTAGCTGATCCAAATCGCTCTTATGATGTCTATGTCTACGATCGTTTCGGATCACTGGAGATGAGCAGATACAATGTCTCTCCAGGTCACGCATCAGGAGCAGCTGTCATCGGTGGAGGAGATGCTGAGCACTGGCTTGGAAGAGATGGATCTGTTACCGATGTAACGAACAATGTTCCAAAGACGCTTGAGCTTCCACAGATCGGAGTCGACTATGATGGATCCTTCATTGATCACATCAACACTCAGAACACTGCGATGTACCTCAAGCCGGGCATCTATCTCGTCAACGCTGTCGTTGAGTTCAAGCAAGATGATGATGATCTGACTAACACTATCGGTCAGGTTCAGATCAACACTGGACTTGACAATGTAGAAGATCAGTCATTCGATAGAAACGAGACTGGTCCAGATGCTGGTGACGGATCTCACTACATGAAGGTGATGTTCATTCGTCATGTCACTGGCGAAGATGATGGATCTGATGTTCTTCACATCAATATTCAGTCTCCGAACGATCTGAGCATGGCTAGAATCTGGTCACTACAGATCGCTAAGCTCGGTGGTGGATCTGCTTCTCAAGTTCAGCCTATCGAGTATGATGCTGGTCAGTACATCGACATCGATGGAGACGTGATCAACGTTACTGGTCTTCAGCCAGCTGGTGACTATGTTGAACGATCTGAGATGTCTGGTTACCAGCCAGCAGGCAATTATGTCAATCAGAGCACTTACAACTCTGACATGTATGATGTTCATCAGACTCTTCAAGCTCATGGTCGTGAGATTGATGAAGTCTCTGGTACTCTTGATCAGAAAGCTGACAGATCTGACATTCCTTCACTCGATGGATATGCAACCGAAGAGTACGTACAGTCTCAGGTCAGTGGCAAAGCTGACAAGAGCGAGATTCCATCTCTACAGGGATACGCTACAGAGACATGGGTTCAGAACCAGCACTATCTCACTTCAGTTCCAGACAACTACGCTACTGATGCTGAAGTTCAGGCTGCTGTATCTGGAAAGGCAGACAAGTCTGAGATTCCATCTCTCAATGGCTACGCTACAGAGACCTATGTTCAGTCTGAGGTGAGTGGCAAGCAAGACGAGCTTGAGTTCACTTATGATGAAGATGATAAGATCACTTCGATTGATGGTCATGAGATAGCAGGAACCGGTGGAGGAAGTGGAGGAACTGAGTACTCAGCTGGTCAATATGTCTCTATTCAGAATGACATCATCTCTGTTACTGGTCTTCAGCCATCTGGTGAATACTTGACAGCAGAAGATCTGAATGGATATGCAACTACTGAAGATCTTGAAGCTGCTGTATCAGGTAAAGCTGATAAGTCTGAGATTCCGTCTGTAGCTGGTCTAGCATCTGAACAGTATGTCGATGAACACATCGAAGAAGCTACAAGTGGAAAGGCAGATGTCTCTGCAATTCCATCTCTCAACGGATATGCAACTGAGTCTTGGGTCAATGAGCAGGGGTTCTTGAAGGAAGTTCCTCAAGAGTTCATAACTGATGATGAGATGAACGCTGCTATCTCTGGAAAGATGGATGCTTCTGAAGCTTCTGCATTCTATCCGATGGCTTCGAATCCGTCAGGCTATCTCACTGAGCATCAGTCACTCGATGGATATGCTACTGAACAGTACGTTCAAGATCAGACATCTGGATTCGTTGACTCTGGATACGTATCTGAATATGTTGACGGAGCTGTCTCTGGAAAGCAAGACACACTTGAATTCGGTTACACTTCTGGTGGATCAGTATCTGCTATCAACAACTCTGGAATATATGATGCTCCACTCAATGAGTTCGTCAATCAGAACTCTGGTGCTTGGGGTGGTGAAGCACTTCCAGTATCTGGTGGTCATGGAGTCAGAATGAGAATGGACAATGGAATTCTCATTGCTGAAGCCGATGAGACGGTGCTATGGAGTGGAAATGCTTCAAAAAATGATGTGATGCAGCTTTCTGAGCCATTCTCTGGTTTTCATTATCTTGAGCTATATGGCAGTATCGTTCAAGACAATGGAACTCATAATATGCTACCTGCTTGTAAAGTATGCATAGACGATGTTGTATTACCTGCATCATTCAATATAGCTGGATGGAGCTGGTGGGGAAACATAAGTAACTATAAAATCGGAATGAATATTGGTACTTATGCTGACAGCTATTCAGCAATTCAGCATGCAGGTGGCGTATTCGAAGGATATTGGGATAATTTATGGCAAGCAGCTGAAAATAATAACCTAAAGATTAACAGAATCGTCGGCATCAATCGTAAGTCTGGAGGAAACTAGTGGCAGATCTGATCTACAAGCTTCAGTACAACGGAAGAACACTTTCCTATCATGGCTGGAATGGTTATCTTCAGTACACTGTACATGAGCCTATTCTGAAGGCTAGATACGAGAAAGTACTCTTCTCTACTGCTAACGGTGACGGAACTAACACTGGCACTTTCAGTGAGAGACTTGATCAGTTCGATCAAGTTGGTATTGCATGCTCTTGGGTAGATTCGAGAAGTCTTCATGGAAGAAACTGGCTATGGTTCGATGGCAAGAAAGCTTTCCAGGGAGACTCTGGATCTGTACCTATCAGATACATCATGGCCAATGGAAGCAACTACTACATCTTCCTATCAACTTTGACATACAACAATTCTAACTTGACCTTCGAAGTTCTGAACAACCAGAGCACTCAGTATTGGGGAGGCTATTCTCCAATAAATACCACTGCTACACTAGCAGCAACTAACAACGGCCTCAGACACAAGATAGTCGCAGAGATAAGAGGAGTAAAATATCAATGAGTTATGATCAGACACTTCTCTATTCAGGTTCTACTAACGTAAAGACAGTCACTCTGTCAGAACCACTTAGTGCATTCGAGAGATTCGCGATATGTGTATCTCCGAATGTGATATGGGAGTCAGAAGCATCAGCTAACTGCAACTTCCACAGATTTGAGAGATATGGATCTTGGAACATAGATGGTTATTTCATCTGGCCTACGAACTATGTAGTATCGAATGACTGTAAGAAGATCGATGTGAACCACTTTCAGATGTTGATGCAGATTGGAACATCAGCACAGCTTAGAACATTCGGATTCAACAACACTGCTAACAACTCAAATTGCATAGTTGGAGTCTGGGGCATCAACAGAAAAGAACACGTCGATGAAGAGGGTCTAGGATCTCCAGGAGAGGGATGGCAAGAGTACAACGAGACTCCTCTGTGGTCTGGAACAGATAGACCTGAACACATTCATCTATCCGAGAAGGCTATCGCTTTCCAGAGATTGAAAGTATCAGTTGGTTCACATACAGAGTCCATCAACACGTATGATGTTGATGCTCCTACAAAGTATGACACTTGGCTTCCACTCTACTCTTACTGGGGAACTTCTCTTGGATCATACTATCTCTCTATGCACAGATATAAGTTCCTTGGACAGACTGATGAGCTTAGCGCTGTATCAGGTAAGACTTGGCAACTTGGATCTGCAGCCGCTATCCCTTACACAGCGGCAGGTAACTATACATCAACTGAGAGCTTTGTAAGAAAGCCTCTAATTGGAATCTGGGGAATCAACAAGAAGCCTGCTAGAACTGTACATGTCCTTGATGGTGATCACGGAAGTGCATCTGCTTCTATGACTTCTGGATATGAGGGTGAACCAGTTACATTGACATCAACACCAGATGAAGGTTGGTATCTCAGTGGCTACAACATCAGTGGAGCTACTCTGAATGGCAATAAGTTCATGTTAGAAGATGAAGATGTCACTGTCCAGCCCCTATTCACTGATCAGGGCTATACTATCACGTACATCACAGATGGTCATGGAACTCTTGAAGGTGACAAGGACATTGTTGCTCCAGGTGAATCAGTCACTCTGTCAGCTTACTACAATGACTACTACAGACTCAACAACTACGAAGTGTCTGGTGGTACAATCAACGGAAATGTTCTGACTCCTACAGGTCCGTGTACAGTCAAGGCTAACTTCAAGCTCAACAGCTTCGTTGCTTCTGGTAACTTTGAAAAGGGTTCAAACGCAAATTACGATCGTCAAACAGGTCCTATAAACATAAGAAAGTACTGTGTTAGAACATACTCTACATCGAATGTTCCTTCTTCATGGTATTCTAGCTCTAACAGATGGAATCCCGTTGCTAGCAGTCTATCAGGTTATTCAATAACAGTGAATGGCAAAATGGGATTCAGAAACAGTCAGTCAGTTCTTAGCTGGGCACCAACACTAAAGAATGACATTATTGTTGGCAGTACACACTACGACTATGCATCGATTCACAATAATAATGCTCAGGCAACAATTGGTAGAGCAAACTGGTATTACAGTAAGACAAGAACTACAAATGTGATCGGATTGGCATCAGTATCTGCACAGATAGTACATGGGGAAAAGAATGGTGGTGGATGGTATAGTATGTTGGAGTATGTAGCATCTGCAACGAACGGTACATGGAAGGCAACTGGAGTCATCAAGTAAGGAGATGAGATGATACTCTACACTCACAACAACAAGCTCGTCAAGATCAGATCTGGTCTCAACGCTGGAAAGCTGATAGAGAAGTATGTAGCTCCTCCTCCTCCACCCGATGAAGTGACGATCGGTACTCAGACTTGGAAGACGAAGAATCTTGCGATAGATGACGGTGGAAGTGGAATCTATTTTAAAGATCAGACTTTCGATGGAGTAGGTGTCATAACTCAATACTTCTACACGATAGCTGCCGTAAACAGAATACTGACATCAATGCCCGGTTGGAGATTACCTACTAAAGACGACTGGGATACTCTATTTTCTTATGTAGTAGAAGCGAAAAAACTGAAGTCAGTTAATGGTTGGGCTACTACAGGATTTTACGGCAGTGAGCAAGGCACAGATGACTACGGTTTCTGTGCTCTACCAATTTCTAGTTACTACTACGATAACCACTTCGATCAAGCTGTTTGGTGGACAAGTACAAGATCTGGATCTTGGCAATATCTTTCTCAAATAGAAAAAGATACTTTTAACACAACTGGTTCACAATATCCTAATAGTAATGCGCCTGTCCGTCTCATAAAGGACCAACCTTAGAAAAGGACAAGCCTTAGAAAAGGATTCTTAATATGGGTACACTCTACACACTAAACCACAAGCTCGTGAAAGTTGGATCTAAGTTCCTCGGAAACGTGATTGAGCCTAGTTATCCGTTCGAGTCTATAAGAGTATGCGATCAGATCTGGATGGCTAAGAACTTGAACCTTAAGATAGGTCCAAACGACACTCTTGTTCCAGTTACAGAGCAGACTACTGATCCATGGCTAAAGGAGATACTTGCATATGACTACTCTAATGTCTATGATGACTCGACCTCTCCTGAGGCTTATAGAACAGACATTGGTCTTCAGGTCTTCTACTCTCAACAGACAGCTAAAGCTATAGCAGATCTAGTTCCAGGTTGGCATCTTCCAAGTTATGAAGAGTGGGTAACTCTTAGCCAAGCTCCAAGTGAAGAGCTACTTCCTTTCCTAGCTACTGTATATCAGATAGGAAGTTGGAACTTTAATGGACCTACACCTAGATCAGTTCAGCACCAATATCAGCCATATAGGTTCGAATCAGTCGTCCCAAATTATTGGTCAACTAGAGAGGTAACTGACCAGGCACTGATTACATTCTATACTGCAAGATGCTATACATCTGCCGTAACAGTGGGTGAGCAAATAGTAAGTGATCCACCTAAGGAGGAATGGACAAATCTTCCAGTAAGACTGATCAAGGACTAAAAGGAGAGTACATGTCAATCTACCTATCACATAATCACAAGATGCTCAAGGCAGACTCTACAAGACCAGGTCGTTACTTCGGCTGGATCTACAACACAGGAGATCTTTCTGGTCTCTTGTACTTGACATACTTCACTACAGACTTCATGACCGACAGCACGAAGTATGACACTCCAGTTGTAAGAGATCAGTCAATTCCTCTCATTCAGGGTGCAAGCAACTCGTATCTCGGAACTGGATCCACTGGAGTATTGACAGCTGACTCTGGTCCTAGACTTCCAGGTGGATTCGTAGGATATGACTGTGCTAAATTCGACATGAACTATGTCGTTGACACTAAGACTTACGGAGACACAGTAACTTGTCCGTGGAATCTTCCGTTCACATCATCTGATCAGTTCTCTGTCACATACAGAGCTATCTTCAGAACGAACAAGTACGTCCATGTAGTCTATCAGGATCCTGACTTTAGTGACCATGACTGGTACTGGCTCAATCCAGCCATGCAGCTAATCGGAACAAGTCACAATCTCGGAGTATCTGACTTTGACTCTGAGCGCTATCCGTCTAAGATTCTGTGCTCTTATGGAGTCTCTAAGTTAGACGAAGAGCCGAAAACCGGAGTAACTCTCAGAAACGGAACTACTTGGTCTGAGTTCATCGACAGGACATACGACAACCAGATGCCAGGATATAGCTCTAAGTATCCTCCGTTCGGTCGAAAGTTCTATAGCTTCCAGAATCCTAACGTATCTCCAATAATTGGAGATCAGTGGTACTACATCGTCATATGTGGTCACGGCGATGGAACTATGAGCCTCTATGTCAACGGCAACAGAATCATCACAGTTCCTTTCGAAGAGATACAGAGTGTAGAGTTCTACACAGGATCAAAGAGATTCAATGCATATGTCAAAGAGCTGATAGGAGATGGAATTCCACTCGAAGTTACAGAGCTCTCAGTCTGGGGCAAAGATCTTAGCTTGTTCGATCACTCATTCGTTCCGAACAAGATGAATCCGATCTACACTAAGAACGGTCAAGGCATCTACGTGCCAAATGGAGATTATTGATGATAGAGCAACACAATGGAAAGATAGTTGGATTCAATGGATCACTCGTCAACTTCATGACTGGAAAGGGACCTGTCATTCCTGTAGGTCCTATAGTTGATCCTCTTCCTGGAGCTAAGTACTTGACCTACTTCAATCTTTCTGGATTCGAGAATAAAGGTACATGTACTGACCAGCCAGAGATCAACACTTCAGATCCAGACTATCCAATATTCTGCGACAAATGGTACCCGGGGTACTACTATGACTATAGCATTTATGGTACTACTGTCAGAACTATCAACGATGGATCAGTTCTTGATGGGTGCAAAGAGATCTACACAAAGAATCAAAACATCAACGGTACTGGGTATAGATCATCAGAACTTTCTTGCAGATACATACCTAATGGTGTCGTGAAGGTACCTTCTGTGAGCTACCACACTGGAACTATCAACATAAGAGTTAAGATCACAGGCCCTGGATCAGACTATACTTCACAAGAATATAACAGCTTTGTGACTAATGGAGCTGTCTATCTAGGTGGAATTAGATTCGAGTTCCAGAGATATAGAGGTCTATCTGGGATAGATCCTAGTAAGAGTGAGCTTTGGATCTATCCAATAATTGCTGAGGACATAGACACTATAGAGCTATTCGATGGTGCAACATTTGAAGAGAATAGAGTGAAGTATCACAAGAACATGTATGGATCTTGGATCACTCTAGGTGCAACTGTGAGAGATGGATATAAGATGATCTATGTAGAAGGTAAGCTAATAGCCAGAGTCAAATACAAGTCTACCCGTCTAGATTATGCATATTTGTCTGAACAAGTAGAGCTAATTGCTCCAAGTACTTGGTCTTCTGGAAAAGAAGCTGCTGAAGCTACAGAATTATATCTATCTGATCAAGATCTATCTTCAGGACATGGGATGACACTCAATTGGCCTAGACAGCCTCTGATCAAGCCATAAATTTTTATTCAGGAGTTTCATAATGAAATACAATGGAGTAGTAACCAACATAGTCCAGGACTTCACTGAAGAGGAGAAGGCTCTCGGTCGTAAGAACATCGGTGCTGGTGGTCTAGCCAAGTACGAGGTTGACAATGTAGTCCAGTGGTCTGGAGATGTTATTCTCGGCAAGAGAACTGGCAACTCGATGAGAGAGATAGGCGTCAAGCTAAGAGACGCTGTAGATGGTGACAATAAGGTCGGCTATCTCGTTCCTCCTAGAACATTCAAGGGCATGAACCTGATCTGTGATGAGAGTGGAAACATCACTTGGGGAGTCCAGCCTCCAGTTCTTCAGGGTGGTCTCTACACTTGGATTGATGATCATCATCACATCAACGTGTCAGGACTTCAAGAGTATCTAGAGTTCAGCTACACACCAGAGTCTGCAATCTCTGCTATCAATGGATCAGCTCTGAATGGATCTGAGCCTCTTCACTACTCTGGTGGAGACTACGTCAACATAGCTGGTCTAGTAATCAATGTCACTGGACTTCAGCCTTCAGGTGACTACATCGAGCGCAATGAGTTCGAATCTGGAATGAGCGCTAAGCTTGATGCTTCAGCTTACACAGAGCCAGTACAATCTGACTGGAATCAATCAGATGATACTAAGCTTGACTACATAAAGAACAAGCCAAGTATTCCATCTCTGAGTGGTTACGCTACAGAAGAGTATGTCAATGAGCAGACTTCTGGAAAGCTTGACAGTTCTGCATACACATCTCCAGTACAGAGTGACTGGAATCAGAATGATGATACTCAGCTTGACTACATCAAGAACAAACCTACTATCCCGTCTCTGAGTGGCTACGCTACAGAAGAATATGTTCAGCAGAATGTCTCTGGAAAGCTAGACGCTTCTGCTTATCACGAGTACTCTGCTGGTCTTCATCTGTCTCTTCAGGACTACACATTCAACGTGACTGGTCTTCAGGAAGAGCTTCAGTTCGACTATGATGATCTTGGAAAGATCTCTGCCATCAATGGCTCAGCACTCTACGGCAATGGTGGAGAAGCTATAGAGTACAGTGCAGGTGAGCACATCTCTATCGAGAACAATGTCATCTCTGTAACTGGGGTTCAGAACCTATCCGCTGGTCCAAACGTTGACATCTATGAAGTTGATGGACATCTAGAGATCTCAGCTACTGGTGGTGGAGGTGGAGAAGGTCAGACTTACTATGCTGGTCAGTATGTCAACATCGATCCAGGAAACTACATCAACGTGACAGGACTACAGCCCGCTGGTGACTATGCCTACACTTCAGCTCTGTCAGCATACGCAAAAGCCTCTGCTCTGTCAGCATACGCACTCAACACTTACGTGAACAACAACTTCATGAAGACGAGCGCTATGTATGCTTATGCTACGAACGAGTACGTGAACAACAACTTCGTCTTCAACTCTGGATACAAAGAGCCTGTTCAGTCTGACTGGATTGAAGATGATGTTGATGATCTAGCATACATCAAGAACAAGCCTACTCCGATAGGACTCATCGCTGGTCCAGGCATTCATCTGGAAGACAGAACTTCAGCTGTTATGATCTCTTGCTCTGCTTCTGGTGGTGGAGGAGGAAACACATATACAGCTGGACAGTACATCAAGATAGAGAATGACACTATCTCTGTAACAGGTGTTCAGCCTGCTGGAGATTATCTTCCTACATCTGGCTACACAGCTCCAGTCAATGCAGACTGGACATCAGAGGCTGGACTCTCTCAGATCCTCAACAAGCCAGGTACTGAAGAGATGGACATTCAGGAGCTAAGCGCTGGTCAGTACATCTCGATTCAGTCTGGCGTAATCTCTGTCACTGGCATCTCTGGAACTTCTGGTGCTCCAGCTACATCTGGCTACTACACTGATCTCGCTGGCAACTCATACTTCGACGATGACTTCACGTTCACATACGATGGTCACTTCCAGATGGGTTCGATGGAGAAGGCGATGGTTCCAGTCTCTAACGTCTCATCAGATGAGGGTAAGGTTCCTGTCGTCTATGTCAGAGATGGAAGATGCTACTACTTGCTAGAGCGCATCATTCCGAGCTACACTTCAGCAACCAACGGAAAGATCCTCGGAGTTCAGAACAACACGCTAGCTTGGATCAACAATCCAGTCAAGATCGTAGCTGACTCTGCTGACATTCCAGCTTCTGGATCGTCTGACAACATTCTCTACGTGGTAGCTGCTGACTAGAGGTAGAAGATGAGACTCAATCAAGACGTAGCATCGATCTTCTGCAACGGCCACAAAGACCCGTACATCTTCTGCAACGGTGTACAGGTCTGGCCTGCTAAGGTCGTAACTTCACACAGCATCTATCTGGACTTCGAGTCTGGAGTGACTGACAACATGACATTCCAGGGTCTATGGTGGAACGGAAATCAGATCACTGAGGCTATGGTTGCTGAAGCTTCTTACAAGTCTGGCAACACATGGAATTCTATCTCTGCATCTGATCTCAGAGACATGCTCTCTACATCATCTGGAAAGGGAATCTACTGCTCTGCTGTCTTCATCCGAGTAGAGTCGTTGACGTTCAATCAGTTCCAGTGGAGAACACAGCAGTACTATGCACCTGAGCACAAAGTAACGATCCGAGTTCAAGAGAACTCTACGACTGGAGTCAAGTATGTCGGTCAGAAAGAAGTCACTCAGGCAGCTAACACTACGTTCACTGTGAACAGAGGAGACACTCTATAATGGATCAGTTCGTTGAAGTATTCAAGCTCATATCGCCAAGCGCATTGCCGCTCGTTGTGGTGCTTCTTGGCGGATTCTGGATCTATCGAAAGACTCAGAGTATTGAGCAAGCTAGAAAGATCACTAAAGTAGAGCGTGACAATGACAGCCAGAAAGTCCATGACGATATTCTGAAGTTGCAGTTCGAGGTGACATCTATGAAGGGAGTGATAGATCTTCATCGTGAGACGCTTACAGATCTCCAGAAGCAGATGCAGATAGTGGTCAAAGAGCTAGTAGAGTTGAACTGCTCTATCAAGCTCATTCTAGAGGAACGAAGAAAAGATGATTGAGCTATTGGCAATGCTAGTTAAAGCACTCATCATAGCGCTGGCAATCATGGTCATCGTCATCACGGTTATGGTATGAGAATGGTCGTAACAATCCTGTCACTGGTAGCATATCTTCTAGTTGGAAAGATGATGTTTGATCCGAATGATGGAACATGGGGACATCAGAGATAGGCTCATACTTTACAACCTTTCCGTTCCTCAGATCCTTGCCTGGATTCTGTAGTCTTCTGTTGATGTACAAGTACATTCTCTTCAGAGCCTCTTCTCTTCCTACAGATTTGATGTTCTTGGAGAATAGTATAGATACTTTCCTTCTCTCGTCTTTCGTCAGAGTGTCTAGAGATATGTTCAGTTCAGACTCTAGTTCAAGAAGTCTGTTCGGTCTGAGATGAGACATCATCACAGCATGATCTGTCAGACTGAAGTATGAGATGTTGTACTCGTTGAAGCACTTCTTCAGTTCACGTTCGTATGGCTTGGAGTGAGTAGATTTGTTCGAAGTTCCTGTATGTCTTCTCAGTCTGGATTCCATCAGATGAAGAGTGTATGGTCTGTCAGTCATTGGATTTGTAGCTATTCTGTATGGACGAAATGAATTGTCAGTCTTCTCTACAAATCCACAGTCTATGAGCCACTCAAGCGTCCAGTCTGGATCTATCACTATCTTCTTGTTCATGTTCAAAATATAAGTAAAACTATTCACGTAAAAGTCCTCTCCGTTGTCAGAGAGGACTGTGAAGTTAGGAAATATATGGTCACTGACTCATTTGAGTCAATTGAGGACCAGGACAATATGATCGAACAATAAAGGAGAAAACCTGATCCTCAATTGACTCCATCTCTTCGAAAGGAATAGACTAAAAGAAGAGATGAAGTCAGTGTATGGTACTTGTTACTGCTACTTCAGAGCGTTGAGGAATTCATCCGTTCCTTCAGCAGATGCCTTGGACTCTTCAGGAAGAGCTGGTTCATCTACCTTTGGTTCATCCTTTGACTCAGCTTCAGGAAGTCTCCACTTCGTATCCCAGAAGTCACCCTCTTTCTTGCGACTGACGATCACTTCTACTGGATTCTTCTTGAGCTTCTTGTTGAGCTTGTTAGCGATCTCGACGATGAGCTCTGCATCAGTAGTTACATCTTCGTCGTTAGCAGCATCTTCGTAGAGCTTCTTAGTGCCATCATAGCCGATTGCTGCGATAGCGAGCTTGACGAGTCTTGCCTTGCTGATCTCAGCGCTCTTCTCGTTAGAGTAGCCGAGATAAGTGTAGATCTCAGATCCGTTGACATCGATCGTTAGCTTGATGGAAGTCTTGCCACTCTTCTGAGACTTGTACTCAGCGAGAGAGGTTACCTTGCCTGTTGCATCTTCCAGTTCTCCGACCTTTGGCTTTGTCTGGATTGACTCGAAATAGTTTTGAAAATCTGTTGTCTTGATTGACATATTGATTGTTCCTTTGTGCTATAGCACGGTTTGTTTTTGTCTTGATCTTGATTGACGTATTAAAATATAGTCATTTTACAAGGTCAGCAATTTCTCTTGATGTATTGAGTGCTTCCTCTGCGAGATGTTCGATGTAGTCCGCTGGAGAGAGGTTCATATTCTTCGTAGAGGTTCTAGCTGCCTTTCGTTCAGCGATGTACTTACTGCAAGCTTTTCTTGCCCAGTCAGGAATTATGATTCCACGACTATGGTACCAGTAGTATGGAACAGAGCTTGAGATTCCATCGATCTTAAATCTCTTGACGATCTCTTCTTCTGTCAGATACTTATATTTGGTACCTTTCAGCTTGCTCTTCTTTTCATTTTGGACCGGTTCTGGAGTGACTTTTTCCTTCACCGGTGTAGTTACTTGGTCAAGGTAAGAAGTGAGCTCTTTGACCTGCTTTTGTGCAAGAGCGAGCTCGGTTCTAAGCTTGTAGATCTCTAAGTCTTTAGTGACGATTAGGTTCTTGAGTTCTTGTTCGTTCATTTTTTTAATTCTCCTTCTGTTCCTGATCCAATTTTTCGGCTTCTTCCCACTTACGATCAAATTCTTCTGATCTGATTTGTATTAGTTTCTTCTTCTGTTCACTGTCTAGACGATTCCACTTACTAACTGATATCTCTTCGATCTTTTTAGTAACGTAGTCCCACTTTGCATTCGAGACATGTCTCATCTTCCAATAGTCGTTCTCTTCATAGATCTTAGACTGTTCTTCAATTTCCGGTAAGTATTCCTTCATGAAGCTTAGTGATCTAATGATGTCGATTGATGGAGTAATTTCTCCATATTTTATTTCTGTTTGTACTCTGAGATGATCGCATATTGCCTTGATCTTCAATAGAGCATTTTTTCTAAGTTCCTCTGATGTATGAGCCTGAATCATCTCATTATTGTAGAATACGTCACGTAGTAAGCTTGATACTTGACTATCCTTTTTGCCTTTTCTATAGTCACATATCTTGCGGTAGATTACTAAGACAGGTAAGAGGAACATGAGTCCTAAGATGATTTTGTACGCGAGATCTTCCACGATTCTATCTCCTTATGCCTTCACTGTTACAGCAGTCTGGACTTGAGTGTTGTCTTGAGTGACCTGTTCGATCTTCTTGGCTCTCGGCTTTCTTTCCTTCTTGACCTTGTTGGTCTTCTTAGCTTTCTTGTTCTTCTTGTTCTTCTTCGTCTTCTTGACCTTCTTAGAGACAGACTTGCGTCCGAGAACGAAAGCGAAGATGATAGAGATGATGCCGAGGATGATTGTGAGAATTGTTGTGATTGTCATTTTCTTTTTCCTTTTTGTTGTTGTATTGTTGTTTGATTGTATTACAAATATAAGAAAGTTTCTGGTCGTTGTAAACCATTTAGACCAGAAAATTTCTTTATTTTTTCATTACGATAGCAGATCTGAGAAGCTGTCTCCTCCCATAGCCTGATCAACTTTGTCGATGTTCGGATCACTCGTCTCTGCAGAGAACATCATGTTGAACTGCTTCTCGTTAGTGTATCTGATATGAGGGAATCCATCCTTGCCGATGAGCTTTGGCCATCTTCTCTTGATCTCGTTAGCCCAAGAGTCCATGATCTTCGGAGACTTGTGTCCAGCGCTCTTGCACCAGTCTGTGTAGTTCCTGTAAGAGTCCATCGGAGAGATCTGCGGATCATATACGAAGTCGTAGTGAGCTGCCATAGATGTGATCGTGGATCTAGTCGGATAGTAGTTCTTCTGTATCTCCCATACCTTCTTTCCGAGCTCACCGTTCGGATCCCAGTAGCCTCTCTCACGGTTTTCGTCAATTCCCTGCCAGAACTCTTTAGCCATGTCGAGTACCTTGTTCAGTGACTCGCACTCAGCATCAGAACCTATCTCTGCTCGGTCACAGTTGAACTCGAAGTATCTTCTCATCGTCTCTGGATCGTATATAACGTCGTAGAGATGCTCGTTAGCAGAAGAGATGCAAGTGAAAGTGATGTCTCTCTTCATCTGCTCTTGAGTTCCGTAGATTCTCGTGTTGAGCTTGTCAGAAGTTAGAACTGACTTGAGCGTCTTGATGTCGTCTTGCGACAAGTTCTCCTGATATACTGCAGCGTCCTTCTTGTTCACAGCCAGCTCATCGAAGTATACGATCAGTCCCTCTGTGAACTTCTTGATCTCCTTCGTTTCGTTCAAGAGGTCAGAGATCTTAGCTCCTCCGACATAGAAGTCATCGAACGGCTTGCACAGAGAGTTGATGAGCCAGGTCTTTCCAGTTCCAGTTGGACCGAAGAGATTGATCCAGATGTGCCATACTACCTTTCTGTTGAAGAGTCTTCTCTTGACTTGCCATGCCCAGTGGCACATCATCATCGTGAACATTCTGAAGTCTTCACGAACTTGGAAGTGCTCATGGATCTTCTTCAGCACATTGACCATCGCAGTCTGCTTGGTCTTGTCGAACTTGAGCTCTTCTGCCAGTTGAGCGTAGCAGTTCTCTTTTGCTCTTCTGAAGTGGTCATAGACGATGCACTTGATGTCGCCTATCTTCTGCTCTTCTAGGATCGGATCCTTGACTCGTAGAGCTCCGATAGCGTTCATCAGATCGTTGATGTCAGCGTTCAGTCTTCCATTGGATCCTGGCTTCTTAGACCAGAACTGAGAGCCAGATCTATTCCACTCGAATCTTCCAGTCTTCTTGACCAGGTCGATGATGTACTCTTCGAGATCGACTTCTTGAACGGCTGGAGTGTTCTTCTCTTTGTTGTGCTTTATGTCTGCAGCTATGATGGACTGAACAGCTCCGAGCTCCAGAGGCTCTTCTCCGAAAGCTTCCATAGCCTCACAGTACTCTGTGTAGACTTCGATGTCTTTGAAGAATCTTCTGCTCGTGTTTGACTGGATCTTTCCGTTGTCTGTCAGATGGTACTTCTTCTGGAAGAACGTGTTGAATCTCTCGATCATGTCTTGCCATTCTTCGTTGGTCTTCTCTTTAGCCATATTGTATCTCCTTGTTGGATGTTGTAAATTTAGATCTATTTTACTTCTTCCGAGTTCTCTGCGTCCCTATATATATTTTTATTAGAATTTTTAGACATAGGGGTCTAGTTCAAAAAATTTTTAGCAGCTTCTTTTTCTATCAAAATTGCTCAAATTTGATCAAAATGAGCAATTTCTTCATTTCATAGAAGTTAATCATCTTCTTCATCTACTAGACCAACTAAAGGATCTTCATCTTCATTCTCAGAGTCTATCTTAGCTCTCTCTTCTTCACTCCAAGCTTTGAACTTGTAGTAGTCTATCTTCTCTCCTCTCATATTGCACTCTTTCTCAAATTCAGTCTTTGAGTATGCCTCTAGTTTATCTTTGATCTGAGATCTGTACTTCTCTTTGAGTCTCTCGCCATACTTCAGCTCTATTAGCTTATAGAGTACTAGATCTGAGTCTTCGTTCTTGTACATCAGAGCTATAGAGTTGAAGAGTTCTTTGTCTAGCTCAGTCTTCTGGAACTTGTCAAGATCGTCTTGATCGATGAGACACAGTATGTGCTTAGCTGTGTCGTGCTTGTAGTAGAAGTTCTGAGTCAGACCTCTGTAGTCGATGACTGGAATCTCGCCATTCAATAGAGCTTTGCCATACCACTCTTCGTCTCTGTGTCTGTAGAAGTTGTAGAGAACGACTATAGCGCTGTTCTCTGGTAGCGTGTACTTTTCGATTGTGATCAACATTTCTGTATCTCCTTTTAGTTATTTACAACGAAATATAGAAGATTTTCGTCACAAAATTCATTATTTTTTTGTTACATTTGTAAAATAGTGGAGAATTCAGGTATATATAAAAATGTCTATATTTATGGATGGAGATACAGAAATGAGACACAAAGAATACACGAAAGAAGAAGCTCTAGTTCGTCTTTCAGAGCTGAAGACAGAGCTAGAGGGAAGAGGCTCATCTCTTCCAGTCAACTTCTGTCGAAGATACGGACTAGAAGTTCCACAGTGGGCGAGAGACTGCTGGGCTAAGAGAATGAGAGAATACCGCAATAACGACAAGAGCATCGGCGCTAAAGCTAGAATGAGAAGACTAGAGAAGAGAGATCCAGTCAAGGCAGCTGAGTATCGCAGAGAGTGGTACGAGAACAACAAAGAGATCTGCTTCGCTAGAGCATACTCAAGAAACTTCTTGGCCAAGAGAAATCTTCTCAGAGACGGCTGGGAGATACATCACTTCAACGGTGCAGACTGGAAGTCGTTCATCTATCTTCCGGTAGAGGCTCATCGTCTTCTTCACTCTACGTTCGGAGCTAAGAACGAAGATGTCGGACTCAAGCAGTTCTATGAGTCAGCTGTCAACATGATTCCTGAGTATCTTCTGATCGTCAACAAGACAGTGATGGACTCTGCTGGATTCACAGAAGAGGAGATCAAGAGATGCAAAGAGTAAGCTATCCTAGAATGATCATCTTTTCAGTGACGAGCTGGATCAGAAGAATTCAGTCATGCACAGACACGATCAAGACGATGCTCGATCAGACAGTTCCAGTTGAAGTAGAGCTGAACCTTGACAAGCAGAACTTCCCTGGAATGATGAAGGATGTCAGGACTCTGAATCCTGAGCTCGTCAGTCTAGCAGAGAACAATCCGAACCTGTCTATCCACTTCGACATGGACTATGACATCGGATGCTGGCAGAAGATCTGGCCGACAATCATGAGACACAATCCAGAGAGACTGACTGTTCTCACAGCGGATGATGACATCAAATATCCTGCGAACTATGTTGAGAGATGCCTTATAGAGCTTGATGGAAATGACTGGCTATGCTCATCTCACGATCAACTTACGCAAGGTCAGTGCATGGTGTACGGATGGAGAGCAGTTGAAGCTCTAAGACTCGAAGCTGACATGGAGCTCGTGAAGAACTGTCCTCTCGACGACTATCCGATCTACCACATCTTGAGGAAGTATCATCTCAGAAGAGGAAGACCAGCATTCCCTGGCTCATGGGATCAGTGGGACAGACACATTCCGTTCTCATTCAGAAGAAACTTCTACAAGAATGTCAAGCCTGAAGAGATCTTCAATGGATTCTACCCTCAGGAAGAGTTCGTCAAAGAGACAGCATATCTAAGAAGTAGAGGCATCATTCAATGAGACAGTTCATTCTAACGCACAAAGAGACTGGACCTGACTTTCCGTTGCTGAATGGCGAGAAGTACGAGGACTTCACAGTCGTATCTGAAGTGAACGCTAAGATCGTAGGCTACAGAGAAGATCTGTCAAGCAGCAAGACAAGAGATGTCGGTGGAAGACTAGAGGGTCCGAGAAGAGACTCTAAGCTCTTGAAGAATGTGATCGTTCCTGGAGTCAACAACTATGAGCTCGGCGAGATACCTGTCTGGAAGTACATCTTAAGCGTTCTGGAGCCGAATGAGTGGGCAGCCTTGAATCACTACAGAAGAAAGGCAGAATCACCAGTAGCAGGCGTCTATGGAATCGCAAAAGCTATCTGGCTGAGATCATCTGTTCTCGACCATACTGCATACTGCCATACTTCGACGATGTGCAAGCTATTGCAGAAGCATCTTCATCCCAAAGACTTCGAGATCCTGAAGAGAAACGAGTTCATTCCGTACAACATCTTCTGCGCTGACAAGAGGACTATCGGAGAGTGGATAGCTTGGCAAGACTACTTCATCGGAAAGATGGTCAGAGAAGACACTGGAGCAGACATCACAGACTTCATCAAGAGTGATCCAGACGCTCTCAAAGCTAGACCTGGAAAGAACAACACTCTAGAGTATCAGAGAAGATTCTATGCGTTCATGTCAGAGCGTCTCAGCACAGTCTTCTGGCTCAAGAAGCTCAATCAGTTCTGTCAAGAGAGAACGAAGAAGTACTGGGACTTGAAGAACAGAGGAGAAGACTTTCCTCTGCAAGAGAACTACAGCGATGGATGCATCGTTGATCTGAACATCAGACTCTTAGAAGAGGGTCAGAATATATAAAGAAAGGAGATACAGAAATGAAGAAGTTCAATCTTGAAGACAAGATCATGACTGAAGAAGAGTGGAGAGCTCTGGTTCCACATGAGTCAGAGGCAGAAGTTCCACCAGTTCCAACATACGGAAAGATCATCGAGTACATGTATGCAACAGCTTTCAGAGACGCAGGCATTAAAGCAGATAGATGATGAGCTTCTTAAGCTCAGATCATTCAGTCACAAGGGCTGGTGCAGCAAGTGTCACGAAGAAGGAATGATAGTCAGAACTGACGTGATGACATGCGAGACTGAGTGCACTCAGTGCTATGTGAAGAGAAGATGGTCAGAGCTTGATCCAGTTCCAGACGACAAGATAGCTAGAGCTGAGCAAGTTCGATCATACTTCAAGAAGAGAAGAGATGCCACTGGACTGCTCTAAGTGCAACGGAAAGTGCTGTCGTCATGTCGTATCTATGCTAGATCGAGGAGACGGCACTTGCAAGCACTTCAACGAAGATACACACCGATGCGAGGTCTATGACAGTAGGCCTCTCATTTGTGATGTTGACAAGTTCTACGACAAGTTCATGAGAGGAGTGATGAGTCGAGAGAAGTGGTACCAGATGCAGTATGAAGCTTGCAAAAAGATTCCAGATTGAGCTCATCTGCGAAATTTCTGTGATGATGACCATATATTTTCTAACATGGAAAGATCAGAAAGATTGAAGCTCCGTAGAGAGCGAAAGAAGTTAGAAGCTATGGAAGAGAAGTTTCATCAAGAGTCAGATAGAAGTCCAATCACTCCAGTCTACAGTCACGAGATGCAGAAGATACTCGTAGAGAAGATGACGAGCATAGAGAGACTGCTCAAAGTGATAGCTAGCTTAGAGTGCTCTAGAGCTGGACTAGATCTGAAGGAGGTTCTCAAGTGACACTGACTGGATGGTTGAACGAGACATGGAAGCATCTCACTCTGTCTGATGAGATGACTAACTCTAAGGGTGCAGTGATCAAGATTCCAGAGATCAACATCGACTTGACATCTGGACTCTTCAGCACTGACAACTTGGAAGAGTTCGAAGATCTGGCGTTTCATCTAGCTCCAGTTGGAACGATCAGAGACAAGATCAACGAAGACTACTATCAGGACAAGCTGCTCAAAGCGAGAAACATGCTCACTAAGCAAGTTCTGACAACGAAGAACAGTCGTCTGGCTAAGCAGTATCTGGACATCTTGGAAAGGAGAGACCGCAAGAGATGGCAGAAGGACACGAAGGAGCTCAAGGCTACAGCTACTGACTCAGAGGGCAAGACGATCAACGTTACATTCTCGGTGATGTGATGGACAGACACTACAAGCTATTCAATCATCAGATGAAGTTGATGCAGTCAACTGCACCGATCTGCTACATGGTATGCGGAAGAGCCGCAGGAAAGTCGTATGCAGCTTCTCTTCTCATCGTCAAGTACTTCTTGGAGGGAAAGAGAGTCATAGCATTGGCTCAGTCATTCAAGTCACTTCAGGAAGTCTTGTTCGCTGAAATAGAAGAGAGACTGAGAGAGCTCGGAATCGACTATCACTTCTATCGTCAACAGATGAAGATGGAGTTCGGTGATGGAGTCATCTATGGAGCATCATACGAGAATCTAGAGAGCATAAGAGGTCTGTCTAAGATCTCTCTAGCAGTATGTGACGAGGCTGCACTCAGTCCGAACAATCTATTTCCTATTCTGTCGCCGTGTCTTCGTGGTGAGGGAATACAGCCATACATCAGACTATTGAGCACTCCGAGAAGAGGATCTTGGCTGAACTTGTACTGCAAAGAGCACGGAGACAAGGTAGAGCTGATCCACGCAACTACCAGAGACAACACTTTCGTCACTGAAGATCAGATCGAGCTGATGAAGCAGTCTATCGTGAATGATGATATGCTTCAGCAAGAGCTTGAGGGAGTAATGCTGGACATCGACTCAGACTCTTCTATCGTTCAGCTGAAGGACTATCCGAGATGTGACTCTGAGAAGAAGGCAGAGCTGTTCTACATGGGAATCGACTTGTCTGGTCTCGGATCAGACTCTAACGTTATCACAGTATCATCATCATATCGCATCGAAGAGCAGATCGCTATCAAAGTAGCTAACACATTCGAGCTGACTGACAGAGTAGAGAACCTCTGTCACAAGTACAAGATCCAGTGCATCTACATTGACATCACTGGATCTACGAGCTGTGGACTTCTCGACATGCTCAAAGCTAAGGGACTTAACGCAGTTGGCATAAACTTCGCACAGAAGCCTTTCTCTGATAGATTCGCCAACGCTCGTGCTGAGATGTATGTAGAGACATCGAACGCTATCAAGAACGGTCTCTATGTAAGCTCAGACGACATCAAGACACAGCTCTCGTACACGACTATCAATGTCAATCCGTCTGGCAAGTTCCAGCTAGTGAAGAAAGAGAACATCAAGGAGCTGATAGGACACTCTCCTGACGAAGCTGACTCTTTCGCTCTGTCCATCTACGCTATGAATCACGGTGGATATGGAAACGAGGTGAAACACGCTCAGGATGTTGCTAACAAGTATCTGAGACTGTTCGACAGATACAACTGACTCATATATTTTGACAAAACGAGGTACTCATTTTGAATATTCGCGAAATCATAAAAGAGGCTGTGACGAGAGTCAATCTGGTGCCTCGCCGTCAAGCAGTTCCAGGCGATCTCGTTGAGACTGCCTTCAAGCATCTGAAGGGCATCGTATCTAAGTACAACAACGACAATCTTCTGTCATTTACACAGAACTGCTTCGTGACAAAGAATTCACTGCTCACTCACATCTATGACGAGACTGACTTCTGCAAGGGCGAGAACAACATGTTCTTCAAGACAGAGTCTGCACTCAACGGATATGAGCTCACTCAAGCAGACTTCGACAACGACGTGATGGCTATGATCTATGGTCAGCCGAACACGCTATACACTGTAATTCATCCAGCTAACAACATCTACAGATGGGTAGCTATCCCAGTTGATCCTGAGCCGACTCAGAGAGTTCAGATGATGATGCAGTATGCGATGATGAATCACATTCAGATCAAGAATGTAGCTAAGATCAACAGCATCTACATCACTAATCCAGCCAATGGACTTCCGATCAACTTCGAGCTGAACTTCGTAACTAGAGCACAGTTCCAGCAGTACACGAACGACTCTAGAGTCTTCACTGCTGTGCCGAAGTCTCAGGGAGAGTTCGTCATATCTATCAAGCCGATCATAGCTAACTACGCTAACTGGAAGATGACGATCAACTACAACGAGGGAATAGACTTTGATCTAGACTCAGATCTCTACATTCCAGACAACTACACAGAGCTTCTCATTCTAGCTCTGGCGCACAAGCTAGCTATCCAGTTCCCGAGACTAGACGATGCTCAGATGCAGAGACTTGAGCGTGAGGTTCAAGTTCAGGTAGACAATGTCAGAACTCCGAGAGCTATGACTAAGTTCCTGGCTAGAGAGTCTGACTGCTATGACTCACACAGACTTACACAAGAAGAACTAGCAGGTGGTACATGGCTTCCGTAAAGCTTATTCAGAACATAGCGGGTTCTATCACTAAGTCCAATCTGGCGAAGGTTGGACTGGGTGAGTCTATCAACATGTTTCTTGAGAGACAGAATCCGACTGAGCACTCGTGCGAGCTAGTCATGAGAACAGTCATGGGTGAAGTGCTCGCAGCTGGAATCAGCGGAAACTGTCGTGGAATGTTCAGAGTCTCTAGAGGATACGACGAGAGACCGGTTCTCTATGCTGTGTTCGACCAGACTCTCTATCTCATCGACGAAGTTCACAATGTCTCAGCGATAGGAACTATTCAGTCTGTCGGATCAGAGTGTCACATGTGCGAGACTGGAGGATACGGATCTGCTCATCCTCATCTAATCATCGTAGACGGATTCAATGTCTATGCAGTGAACACTGGACTCTCAGTCGGAGATCAGCAAGCAGACTTCAGACTGATAAAGCTTCCACTTCGAGTGAACAGCACGACTCAGCCGATCAATCCGACACACTGCGCATATCTCTACGGCTATCTCATCATCAACGACTCTGGAACTGATGCATTCTACACTTCGTATCAGTATCCGTTTGAGATCGAAGACAGCCAGACTCCAGAGTTCTATGTCAAGCGTGACTCTTTCATCAACTGGTGGATGACTCTGTCAGATGATCAGAAGCTTGCTTACAAGAGTGGAGAGGTTCAGAACTGGTACTACAATCAGTACAAAGAGTTCATCGATGGAACTGCCAGTGATGATCCAGAGAAGTATGATCTCTTCAGAGTCGGAACGGTTCAGTTCGCTAAGTATGGCTTCATCACGTACTCTGAGTGGTGCCCAGACAACACGATAGCTCTGTGCTCTAACGGATCTAAGCTGTACACGTTCGGCGAGAGATCTTGGCAGGTATTCTCATACAACAACGATGTGAACAATCCGTTCTCGTCTCCAGACAACGCTGCTGGAAACATCGGAATCAAGGCTCCAGACTCTCTAGCTATGCTAGGCAACACAGTTCTGTGGCTTGGCTCATCTGACATCGGAGAGAACGGAATCTTCATGATCAAAGACACTGACATCAGTCGTGTCAGCACTCAGGACATTGAGAGAGAGCTAACTCAGATCAAGAATCCGCAGAACGCATACTCTTCAATCTGGGTAGAGCATCAGCACACGTTCTACTCTATCACGTTCGAAGACTCACAGAAGACTTTCGTCTATGATGTGAACGAGAACGCTTGGCACTATAGATCAAGCTATGACGAGAAGAACAATCTGACATTCTGGAGATACAATCACGCTACTTTCGCATACGGAAAGATCTACGTAGCTACTAGAGACAGTCTGTGCTACATGGACGAGAACAAGTACACAGAGCACGACGGAAGGGTCATGCTCAAGATGAGAAGAGGAGGAGTTCTCATTAACACAGACTGTCCGTTCTTCATTGACGCTGCAGAGCTGATAGTCAACAACGGTCAGCATTCTTTCAACAACCAGTATGACAACATTGAGCTGAATCCGAGAGTCTCTGTCAGATACACTTGGGACGGAGGAAACTGGTCAGACTACGAAGACGCTTATCTCGGAAAGATAGGTCAGTATGACTACTCTACGACATTCTGGCAGCTAGGATACGGAAAGTACTTCACTATAGAGATCTCGACTACTGAGAACATACCTTTCGCTATCGAGAATCTGAAGATCCAGTGGCAGCAGGGAGGAAACTTCCTATGATCCAGACGATCAGATATGATGAGTCGAACAAGAACATAGAGGGACTGAAGGGCAACTATGGTCAAGATGGACAGAAGACATACTCTCTTCATCTGATCAAGAACGTGCTATTCATTCAGCTCTATGACGGATGCAAGATAGACTCAGTCAGACTTCCGACTTGTCATGACGGATTCTTGAGAACGAACAAGAACAGAACTATTCAAGTGAGAAACAGCACTCTTACAGCTTCACTAGCGAGCGACGAGAACGCTGCAGGAATGCTAGTGCTAACGAAGTGGAACTGATGATTCCATATATTTTGTAACAAGGAGATTTTTAAGATGGTCCCTTTGATTATAGCTGGAGCAGCTGCAAGCCTTGCTGGAACTATCGGTGGATCCATAATTCAGGGCGAGTATGCTAAGAGTGCAGCTGAAGCAGAAGCCAAAGCTAGAAGAGAAGCAGCTGAAAAGCTTCGTGAACAGGGTCAGGTCACTGATGCTGAGTATCAGAGAATGATCAACGACATCAACGGCTACTACAACACTCGTGGATCTCTCGGAACTAAAGAAGACGCTAATCAATACAGAGCTGCTATTCAGAACTACAATCCTGAAGACTATGTCGCTGAAGATAACGGATTCAACTACCAGAAGACGAAAGAAGACTTCATCAATCCGTACTATGCTCAGATCATAGGACAGACTAGAGATGAGCTTCAGCACACAGCTGCAGGAGCTGGTCTAGGCAGAGGAACTGGAGCTGCTCTCGACATCGCTAAGGGCGTAGCTGAGAAGTCTGATGAGCTCTACAACACTGCTATGTCTGAGTATCGTGATGACAGAGACTTCGCATACAAGCAGTACACAGACGCTATCACCAACGCTCAGAACAGACTGAACGCTCTTCGTGAGGGCAATCAGTACAAGCTCGGACTTCAGGGCAATCTGGCTCAGAACTACTACGACACGATGGATGCTCGTCAATCTGACATCATGGCTGCTAACCAAGACAGACTGAACGCTCAGGCCGGATACGCATCTGCAATCGCTGGTCTATATTAAGGAGAGCAAGATGGGAATTTACGCAAGAGATCAAATTCAGTATGCAAACATGCTCCAGAACGCTCTTCAGAATCGTGCAAGAGCTATCGAGCGTGAGGGTGACAACATCCGTGGAAGAGGCCAGATGTGGGGATCTGCTCTCAACAATGTTGGCAACACTATCAAGGATGCTGCATTCTCTATCGCCTCTTATAAGCATGGAGATGAACAAGCTCAGAAGCAGAGAGACTTCACAGCTGAACAGGCTGCTCTTCGTGCTAAGGAAGCTATGGAGAGACAGAATGCTCAGATGGACTTCCAGTCTGCCGAGAATGCACTTAATCGTCAGAACACTCTAGACATTGCACTTCTGAACAAGCAGAAGTCAGATCAGGCATCTTTGATCAATCCATCTAAGGCACAGCTTGACGCTGAGATCGCTCAGGATGAGTATGATGCTGCAGTCAAGAGAGTTGACATGTCAAAGCCTGAGACTATACTGGCAGCTAAGAAGGCAGCTAGAAAACTAAACTACGCTAACTCACTACTTCCATACTACGACAAGGAAGTGTTCCCTCCAGTACAGACAGATTTTGAGCAAGACTCTCCTGAGGTAGCTAAGACTAAGAGAGTTGACTCTGCAGTAGCAGTCTTGAACGGAAAGCTCAAGAAGAATAAATATCTCAACGCTGATGAGACTGAAGTGAACAGTGCAATGGAAGTACTCAGAGCTGATGCTCCTGATCTCGCTGAGGGATATGAGGCAAGCTTCTCTAACAAGGGGCCTACTAAGGAGAAGAAGGAAGCTGCTTTCAACGCACAGCTTGGATCTGCAATTGAGAACAAGGACAAGTCACAGCTGCCTTCTGGATATACGGTTAGATCCTTTGGTGGACAGCCGTTCCTAGCAAAGAAAGATAAGAACGGAAAGTGGGTCAAGGCACTGTTCAACGGAAGCTACGTAATCTGGTAGGAGACAGAATGGCTAAGAAGCTTACTACAGAAGAGATAGACAACCTCTACAACAAGATGGTTGACAACGGCATGAGTGAAGAGGCAGATCTCTTCATCAAGGATCCTTCTAGCTTTGACTTCAGACTCCTTGAAGAGAACCCGAACTTCACTGACAAGTTCAAGAATGTAGCTGAGTTCACTGGCGACAAGTACTCAGCTCTTCAGTCACTCTATGAAGCTCAAGATGGAAAGCTTCCATCTAAGAGCAGAATTGAGTCATTCACTGAGAAGTTTCCGAACATCTCTGAGCGAGAGATTGTTGACTGGTTCAACAAGACGAACAAGTACAGAGCTGAGTACAACGCAGAGAGAGTCGCAGAAGGTGAAAAGATCGAGAGAGCTAAAGAGATCAAGAATCTGAATCCTATCTTGGCAGCTCTCACTTCAGACTACTCTAAGCAGAGATACATTGATGATCCGAGTACATCAGTTCTAGGTGGATCTAAGTTCAATCCATTAAGCTCAGAGGGTCAGAAAGAATTGAGAGATGTTGGTCTAGGAGTTATCGGTGGAGGAGCTGACTTCGTACCTGGTTGGGGAGGCATAGTAGCTGGTCCTATCGTTAGAGGCGTAAGAGATGCTCTTCACACTAACGAGAAGTACAAGCCTGAAGGAAACATCATATCTAACGTTCTATGGGATGTTGGATCAAACGCTAGTGTTGACTTACTTCCAACTGCTATACTGAGAAAGATCTCTAAGGGATCTAAGAGCGCAGGAAAGATCACTAATATGATCAACGATGCACTTAGATCGTCTGAACTGAACCAAGAGAAAGAGGCTATAAGATCTGGACTTGAGACACTTGAGAATGCCTACGTCAACAACATGAATCCAGTTGAACTATACAACTTGACTCATAACATACCAGACTCTGAGTTTAAGTCCAAGATACTTGCTGATGTAAGCAAGGGAACTAATGTTAGAAAGGCTATTGAAGATGCAGTTGGTGACTTCTCTGCTGGACTTGAAACTAAATCAGTCTCAAAGAAGCGTCTATCAATCAACAAAGATGATATGCCTAAGTTCTACACAGAGTTCGAGAGGAGAGAGGCACTCAGACCTGAAATGAATAAGCTTCAGAAGGCTATAGTTGTAGGTGATAAGGGACTTAAGAAGTACGGACCTGGTCTAGTTAAGATCTCAGTCAATCCAGAAGTCAAGATTGAGAGAGACCAGAAGGAGTTCAAC